GTGGCAGAATGCGCGCATTCGCCGGTCGTGGCAGAATGCGCGCATTCGCCGGTCGTGGCAGAATGCGCGGCGTAGCCGGTCGTGGCAGAATGCGCGCATTCGCCGGTCGTGGCAGAATGCGCGGCGTAGCCGGTCGTGGCCGACGCTTTCTTTTGCTTGCTCACGGCGGCGATGGCTTCGCGAACAATGTCACCGACGGTCTTGGCCTGGGCCTTGATCCAGTCCGGCATCTGCAGCGTCGCTTCGATTGTGATTCTGCTGGTGACCAGCTTGTTGCCGTCACCTTGCGGCGATTGCATGCTGACGCGGGCAAAGGTCTTGGAGCCCGGGTAATACGACCAGCAATCGAAGGGCAGCGGACAGGCATGGAAGCCGGTCTGACACAGGATTGCTTGCGCTTCCTGATAGGTCTTGCCGACTTCGAACTGGAAGCCGCGGCATGTCATGTCTTCGTTGAAGGCCTTGAAAGCGATGCGATTGTCTTGGGTCATGGGTTTGCTCTTTCCTTTGGGTTTGACGGGTTTCTTCTTTCTTGAAAACGGACGCGCAGGGCGTGCTTTTGCCTTTGGGCGCCGGGCAGGTTTGGCTTTGCTGGCCTTGCGCTTGGCGGTCATTGCACGTCACTCAGGTTTGCGCCGGCGTTGGCTTCGATCGTGAAGCCAAGGGCCTCGATGTGGCGCAGATTGGCGCGGGTGAGCGTTTTGGAATGAAGGAGATCCGCGAAGATCTGCGACTTGTCGCACGCTGGATAGGCGAGCGTGCGGCCGTAGGATGATTTCAGGGTGAGTTGGATTTTCATGGGGCGGGATTCCTTAGTAATCGTCGCCGTTCACAGCGGCCCGCTGGCGGGCATTGCGTTCAGCGTCGAGGCGGCGGTTGAAATCGGCGCGATCCTTCTCGAATTTGACGCGGCGGGCTTCGCGAACGTCTGATTCCGAGCGCGTGGATCGCGCGGCATGTTCCAGTCGTGGACTTGCCATGGGTGTTACTCCGCGGCGATGGCAAGAGAATTGGGCGCGTCAGTATTGACCCAATCCGGTGCTCCGGCCCAAGCCGGCGCGTCATTCCGAACCGGCATGATGACGCCAAACGTTTCGTGATGGCCGAAGGTGACGGGCGTTGGGCTTGAAGCGTCGCTGTGATGGAAATGCGGGGCGTTTGCGCAATAGCCGAGCAGCTCCGCGGCCTTCCCAAATGAGACGTAGTAGTGCGGATTGAACTGCGCTGGCGTAATCGCCTTTTCGGGATCCTGGGCCGGCGGGATAACGCGACGGAAGTCCGGGAATGATCCGTCAATCGGCTTAAAAATGGTGGCGCCTTTGGGCGCGTCGAGGCGGAATTCGCCATTACCGATTTCAGCCAGCGTTGCTGGCGCATCGGCAAAGCGGCCTGTGCCGCCCTTGATAGCGTCGATTGCCGTGCTGGGAACGATCCAACTTCCGGTCAGCGTATTGGATTCGGCGCCTTCGGCCAGGTCTTCGCGGTGGCACAGAAGGCGATGGCCATCTGTTGCGACGTAAAGCGCAGCACGTTCAGTGACGGTAAGGAAAACGCCGTTAAGGTAGTAGCGGGTTTCCTCTTTCGAGGCGAAAAGGTTGGCGGCTTTGAGGGCCTTGAGGTTGAGCGAAGCGGTCTTAGTCATTGGTGACTCCTGTTGGATTGCTTGTTTCGACAAAACGGACGGGTTAGGCAGCGATTTGGTAGTTCGAGAGCAATGGGCGCCCCCACGCGACAACGCCAGGCCCGCAAGCGAGCGGCGCATGGCTGGGATCGTGATTCCAGCGGCGACGCGAGGCAGCGACCATTTTCCACGTAAGCGGTTCGGGCAGCATGAAAACTGCGCCTTGCGGGTAGAACTCGGGGTAATTACGCAGCGACATTTCGGGGCTCCTTGTCCGGTTTGTCTGTTTCTGACGTTGCGCCCTTTCATTGGCGCTTGCAAGGCTCAAGGCTATGCAGGCAACGCGGAACTGGTATGCGCGGAATGTATGATTTGAGATTGACGTAAAACGGACAAGCGCCGCAACATTGTTGCGCATGGGAGCCAGTAACAATATCGCGCCAGCGCTGCTCGCTCTTACGGAGCAGCAGCGCAATTTTGTCCGTCTCGCGGTAAAAACAGGGGATTACACCCGGGCAAAATCCGAAGCTGGATATGCACCTAGCGTTGACCCCAGCAATATTTTGCGTGACCCGCGCGTCGCTGCTGCGCTGCGTGGCGAGGTAGCGCGCCAGCTCGCGACCGATGGTGCGCAGATTGGTTTCGGCACGCTTAAGCGCATCGCCCAGGATCAGAAGGCGCCGGCCGCGGCTCAAGTGGCGGCCGCAAAGGCGCTTCTGCAGGGCGCCGGGTTGCTCGACCAGGCGCCGCAATCCAAAGAAACTAAGTCAATCAATGACATGACGCGGGATGAACTGCGCGACTACATCAAGGAGAAGGCCGAGTTCATCGATAAGGCCGAGCGGGAGCTGGCTGAGCGCGCTACTGACATCACGCCCTTGAGCGATTCCGAACCCCAAAACGTGGATGCTCAAGCCTTTGATCCAATGGGATAAAACCTGAAAAGGTAACTGCCTTGTCTAGGCAGTAACCCGACGGGTGGGGCCTTACGAGCACGTAAGCGGGAGGGCCGGTCCCCGCCCCCTGGGGGTGCCCGGACGCGTTCTGCGTGAAAGCTCACAGATCCGCTCCACTAATTTTTCAATTTTCCAAATCTCGGTTTGTGTTTTTGGCGTTCCACCCGGAACGCAGAAACGAAAAACCTGAATATCGAAAGAGGCGCCGCGCCGAGTACCTATCGGTAATCAGATGCCGCCGTGTTGAGTACCTGCAGGTGTTCAGAAACACAGAAGCCCAAGTCCGCAGACCTGGGCTTCTGGCTCGCGTTCGACCCGGGGAAAGGAGCGAAACCCGGGGAGCAAGGGCAATAGGGGCGTCGCGGCGACAATCGGCGCGCTGGGGGCTGAAGGACAAGGGGGAGATCGTCCCAGGCCCGCATTGCCGCCGCGACCCCAACACAATGCGCTTGTCCGTTTTGTCCGTCAAGCGTTATTGCGATTTCCACCAACCCTCCCCTACCATTGTGGCTCTCTGGCCGATCCAGCCGCTCGCCGCCGGCGCTTTCATCACGACGAACGCATGGCGCAGCCAACCCAATACGATCGGCAGTACAGTTTTAGCACCTGGCAGTCCCAGCACCCTAGCGATCCGCTGCCGGGCGACCAGGTTGATGCCGAACTGAATGCCGTTAAGGCGACTACCGACGAGATTATCGCCAACCTGGGCGAGATCCAGAACGACGATGGGAGCCTGGCGAACCAGAGCGTCGGCGCGGACCAGCTAAAGCCGGAGCTGATTATCGGCGTGGCGCCGGCCGTTGCCTGGGCGCCTGATACGGCGTTCAGCCTGAACCAGAGCGTTTTCTATGATCTGATCCTGTATCGCTGCATCGAGGCCCACACCAGCACCAGCAGCTTCGACAGCAGCAAGTTCGTTGAACTGGCCGACCTGACCAGCATCGTGACGCCTGACGGCAGTATCACGGCCGAGAAGCTGGCGAGCGGATCCGTGACGGCTATCAAGGTCATGGACGGCGCGATCACGCCGGCAAAGACAGGTGGCTTCCCAGGCAGTCGTATCCTGGGTCGTTTCAGTAGCAGCGCTGGCGGCATCCAGAGCATTTCGGTTGGCTCCGGTTTGACACTGAATTCGGCGACTGGTGCCTTGAGTGCCAGCGCGCCGCCGCTTGCCGATGGGAGCGTAGTAACGGCGAAGCTGGCCGATGGCGCGGTGACGAGTGACAAACTGGCTGATGGCGCCGCAGCCGTCAATCTTGGCTACACGGCGCTGAACAAGGCGGGCGACACCATCAACGGCATTCTGGTGCGCGACGGGCATGGTGCCCATTTGTGGCACGATGATGTGAGCCTGGCCTCTGGCAAGATCACGGTTTCAACTTCTTCGCCAAGTGGCGGGGCGGACGGCGACATTTGGTTCCAAGTCGATAGCTGATGCCGCTGTTCATCCACAAAAATGGCACATGGAAAATGCTGACGCCTTGGGTGAGAAAGGCAGGCATTTGGAAGCTGTTGACGGCTAGTGCGCGAACCGGAGGTTCTTGGGGAACGCCTTCCACGCCGCTGAGCGTGGTTCTGGATACGACCTCCATCGTAACCGTCGAGGGGGATGACCAGACGATTATCCGCGGCGGCAGCAGCACCGCGACTCCTTCGGGCGGCTCCGCGCCCTACAGCTACGCATGGACACGCGAAAGCGGGGATACGCTGGACGTGGATGGCGCAGCCACGGCGATTGCGTCGTTCAGTGTCGTGCCGACACCGGCGCAGCCTGTCTTCGACGCGATCTACCGTTGCACCGTGACCGACAACCTGGGCGCGACGGCATACGCGCTTGTTTCCGTTCATCTTGAATACACAGGGACGTTCACCTGATGGGATACCCCGACAAATACAAGCGCGGATATGGCTTCGCCAATTTTCAGGAGTCGCACCCGCAGACGCCGTTGCCGGGCGTACAGGTTGACGCGGAATTGGATGGCGTTGCGTCGGATGTCGGTGAGGTCGTCGATTTTCTGAAAAAGGCGCTGCGGTCAGACGGCAAGCTGCTGAACGGCAGCGTGGGGGTGGACGCGTTGGCGGCTGACCTGACCATCGGGTTCAAGGCGCCGACCAACTGGGAAACGGGAGCCGAGTACCTTGTCGACGACACGGTATGGTATTCATCCGCGTTCTATAGCTGCAACACGGCGCACATCGCTGGCGTCTCGTTTGATGCGGCGAAATGGGACTTGATTGCCGACTTTGGGGCGGCCGTGACGGCGGCGGGGGCTTCGGCGACGGCTGCCGCAGCGAGCGCCGCGACGGCAAGCGCGGCGGCAGCGACGGCGACGACGACCGCGCTCCTGGGCAAGCCGGTGATCTCCACCATTACGGCGCTGCCGGGTTCTCCGACGAATGGCGATCGTTACCTGGTCGCCCACAGCGGAACCAGTGGTGCGCTTGTCGGTAAAGAGGACAAGGTTGTCGAGTATTCTGCCGGCGCGTGGCTGTATTCGGCCGCGCCGCTGGATGGCGCGCAGATTTATGTCGAGGACGTTAAGCGTCGCTATAAGTTCAACAGCAGCGACGGGAAATGGAAAAAGCTAAACTCCAAACTGGTGTACCTGTCGGATTTTTCCAGCTTGACGCTGGCCGCTGCAATGGCGGTGGCCTCGGTCTGTCCGCTAAGCATCGACGAGGACGTTGCGCTCGACGCCGACACGACCTTGACCTGTCCGGTGAGGGGGTCCGGCGGCGTCATTACGACCGGGTCGCATGCGTTGACCCTGAGCGGCGGATTCTCGGCTCCTTCGGATCAGAAATGCTTCCTGCCTTCCGACACCGGTGTCATCACGATCAGTAATGCGGCCGAAGTGTGGGTCGGCCAGTACGGGGCGATTGGTGACAGTTCGACCGATGATCGTGCGGCCGGACAGCGTGCGATTGCAACGGCACGGGCGAGCGGCGGCGGGCGCGTAAAGATCGACCGGCCGATGCTATTGCGCCGCGTGGCTGGGGCGGACAGCTTCTATAATGGCCTCGTCATTCCGTTCAATGGTAGCGGCGACATTCTTGACGAAGGTAACGCCCGCATTGAGCTGGATTTCGTCGGCAAGGGCAAATTGCTGGCTGGCGACAACAGCATGATAGTTCTGCGCGTCAGCGACTGTTGCGCGGTCATGCGCAATCTGCGCATCGACGGGAACGGCAAGACGAGTGTTTGGGGGCGTGCGTTTATTCCCGAAAATGTGTCTCAAACCACGACGGTCGTAAGCCAGAATTTTTGTAAGACTTACGGCGGTCAGATTTCGAACTGTGCCGAGGGCGATGTCTACGAAGGCGGCCCTACTGTCATGGGGACGGATAGCGAGGCCGCGCGTAATTTCCATTACGGCATGACGATCAAGGGGTGCACGCGCAATATTTGGATGCGAGACAGCACCTCGGGTGGCCAGGGCGGCAATAACCGCAACGAGTATATTGGCGGCCGCATCGGTCAAGGCAGCAACACCGGTATCTGGATCGACTGCGGTAGCGGCAACAATTTCGAGCTGGAATACGAAGGGATCGATCAGGGCTCGTCGCCATCTTCGACTCCGACCGGCGTTTATGTTAAGCAGCACGACGCGCAGAGCATCGACAACAATACGAACCGTTTCAAATTCGGCACGATGGAGTCGGTTACTCGGCCGTTCAAGAACGAAAACGACACCACGGAAATTTATTCCGTAGATTTCGACGGCACCGCATGCCTGTGGACTGCCGCGCCCAAAATTTGCATGGGTGGGGCCACGTCGCGCGTTCCGCAGATTTTGGCCGGCCTGCTTGTGCAGAGCGGAAGCCAGATTTCCGGCTACGACAACAACATCGTCAATCTTGTGCCGATTGGCGGCCAGGCGGGCATCAAATTTCCCGCAACCCAAGCGCCATCAAGTGACGCGAACACCCTGGACGACTATGAGGAAGGCACCTGGACGCCTGTTTTGTCGTTCGGAGGCGGTTCCACCGGCATGACCTTCAGCTACTTGACCGGGCGCTACGTCAAAGTCGGCAAGAAGATTACGGCTTGGTGCACGGCGCAACTAAGCGCCAAAGGGTCTAGCACGGGCAACGGATCCATAGCAGGTCTTCCCTTGGCGTCAGTTAACACTAGCCGGTACGTCAACAGCGCCGTTCCGGCGGGCGGGGGCGTGGCGGCGGGAATTGTGCCGCAAGTCGAGAATAACTACGGCACCAGCACAATTGACTTCGCGAAACTGACAACCGCCACAGGCGTCTTTGCGGTGATGACGCACTCTGATTTCACCGACACCAGCTATTTCTCTTTCTCCATCGAATATCAGGCAGCAGCTTAAGGAACCTTCATGCTCGAAACAGCAACCAAACTCGACTTCATTCAGGCCGATAGCGCTGGCAACGTCTCCGTGAAACTGACAAAGCAGGTTCTGAATGGTGTGACGGTAATCAGCGGCGTGCCGCATCGGTTCTCTGTCGCGCCAGATGATGATTTGGCGACCATGCTTGCAGCGGTCAACGCCGACCTCGTTGGCGTCGGATTTCCTGCCATCGGTGACGGCGATATATCTCGGGTTAATGCCCTGGTGGCGGCAGCGCGGGGCGGGGCGTGAGTCATCATCTTGACCACCTGGTCGACGCCGGCGCCATTGGCGCCCTTGTGGCAGTATTTTTTGGCGTTTTGCCTCACGTTACGGCGCTCCTGACCTTTATTTGGGTCTGCATCCGGCTCTACGAAACGAAAACCGTTCAGCGCTGGTTGAAGCGTGCAGGGACATGGCGCGACTCGGACTCACCCCGAATCTGATGGAGGCCACCTATGAGAGGTGGCGTTCCGTGCAGCCCTTCAAGGCATGGGGGCTGCCGGCTCCTGACGCGATTGGGTTTCGTGTGACGGGACACGTTGATCGATACGGGCATTACAACGACGGGAAGCCGCAAGGGCACACGCCGCACATAGCTGTGTCCGCCGAGGAAGTGAAGGATTTGCCGACGCTGGATGCCGTTATGGCGCACGAAATGTGTCACATGCGCCAAGAACAGCTTGGCGGCGAGAAAGACGATCACGGTCCGAAGTTCAAAAGAGCTGCGGCCGCAGTATTGAAACGTCATCGCTGGCTTGATCCGGTGTCATTTTGACTAGCGTGTCCGTTTTGTCTGATAGGAGCGAGTGATGAGCGGCAATAAGCCCTTGGACCGAAAGCTGGCGCAGCAGGCGCTTGATGCGCTGACGCGCGCAGGGAGCGCCACCACGGCGGCTGAGCAACTGGGTCTTAACCTCGCGACGTTCAACACGCGAGTTCGCTGCGCTAAGAACTACGGCCTGAAGCCAGATGCTTCCATCAAGCAGGAGCAGGCCGCCTACATCAAACGCCTCGAAGCCGATTTGGCGAAGGCGCAGAAGGACGGGCTGACCCACGGCGCCATACGGCGCGGCATCATTGGCTTGGCCGACAGCGTGACGCGGATGGAGACGCCGAAATGGCTAGCGGAGCCGTTGCGCGGCGAATCCCGGCCTGGCGTTCCAACGCTTTTCCTTAGCGACTTGCATTGGGGTGAGGTAGTGCATCCGTCGCAGATTGGCGGCGTCAATAAGTTCAACATCGAAATCGCGCAGCAGCGCCTGAAGCGTCTCGGCGACCGTGCGGTGAGGCTGCTTTCAATCATTTCGCCGAAGCTGGACTATCCCGGTATCGTGCTTGCGCTTGGCGGCGACATGATTTCCGGCAACATTCACGATGAGTTGACCGCCACAAACGAATTGAACTCCATGCCGTGCGTGCTCGATCTTTATGGGCAGTTGACGGCGCTTCTGGAAATGCTGGCCGAAAAGTTTGGGCACGTTGCAGTGCCCTGCGTCAGCGGCAATCACGGACGAGACACCTACAAAATCTGGAGCAAGGACCGTCACCACACATCGTTCGACTGGCTGCTCTATTGCTTTCTGGCGAAGCGGTTCGAGAAGGACAAGCGATTTCTGTTCTACATCCCCGACGGGCCGGATGCGCTCTACCGGGTTTACGATCATCGCTATCTGCTGACACACGGCGATCAGTTCCGCGGTGGCGACGGCATGATTGGCGCCCTGGGGCCGTTGATCCGCGGGCACCACAAGAAGCGGTCACGCAATGCGCAGATCCACATGGAATACGACACGATGATGTGCGGGCATTGGCATCAGTATATCCACTTGACCCGCCTGATCGTGAACGGCTCGCTCAAGGGCCTAGATGAATACGCCTTTAGCAATAACTTTCCGTTTGAGGTGCCACAGCAGGCGTTGTGGCTGACGCATCCGAAATACGGCATCACCTATCGCATGCCCGTGCGCCTGGACGAACCCAAAGAGAGCAAGAAGCAAAACTGGGTATCTTTTGCCGGGTGAGTGAGCAACGTCAGCATGAGTTGGAGCAGGCACGGCAGTCGCTGAAGGCAGCGCAACGGCTGGATGCCGCCATGCGCGCGCACGACAGCTTGATCGACTATGCGCGTTTCACGTCTCCGGATCCTAAAGACCCGGAAGATGCGACTCGGTCGCGGTATATCGAGACGCCGCTGCATCGGCTGCTGTGCCAGATTGTTGAAAAGATTGAGCGCGGGGAGATAAAACGCGGCGCCGTGTCGATCGGACCGCAGTTCGGCAAGAGCGAAATTCTCTCGCGCAAGGGTCCGGCCTGGATTTCAGGACGTGATCCCACGCGCAACATGATCCTGGGCTCGTACAACCAGCCGAACGCCGACAAGTTCGGCGACGAAGTCCGAGAGTTGGTTCAGTCGCAGGCGCATCAGCAAGTTTTTCCTGATTATGAATTGCGCAAGGGCCAACAGGACTATCAGGTCACGCACTTGGGCGGCCAGATGGCTTTCGTTGGCGTCGGCGGCTCCGGCACCGGGCGTCCGGCGGATTTTTTCTTTGTCGACGATCCGATCAAGGGCGATGAAGACGCCAACAGCGCCGCTTTCCGGGAGAAGCTGTGGAACTGGTTCAACAGCGTGGTCTTTTCGCGCTGCCTGGACGAGACGCGCATCCTCATCGTGCATACGCGCTGGCATGAGGATGACCTGATTGGGCGCCTGTGCGATCCCGACCACCCGGAGCGCGAGAAGAAATATGCGGGCATCGCAAAGCGCTGGACCTACATCAACCTGCCGGCCGTCGTGGAAGACCCTCAACTGGCGGAGGCGCTCGGTTTGAAGCTGGAGGAGCCGACGGACGACGATGTCATCCGTCAGTTCGGTCGCAAACCCATGAGCAGCCTGTGGCCTGGCCGCAAGTCGCTTCCGCTCCTGGCGGAAGCCAAGCAGCAGGACGCGCGCACCTTTAATGCGCTTTACATGGGGAAGCCGACCCCGGAAGACGGCGAGTATTTCAAGGAAAGCTGGATAGTTCCGTATTTCTCGCCGGCCGAATTGCCCAAGAATCTCCGGAAATATGGCGCCAGCGACCACGGTGTCACCGCCAAGACGAGCGCCGATCCATCCGTCATCGGGTGTGCCGGCGTTGACGAGGATGGCGACGTTTGGGTGCTGGACGACCTGGTCATGCGGCAGATGGAGACGGACGTGACCGTCGACGAGCTGCTTCTGAAATTCCTGACCCACAAGCCGCAGCTCTGGTGGCTGGAATCCGAGCTTATTTCCAAGAGCTTCGGGCCGTTCCTCAAGAAAATGATGCACGAAAAGCGCATCTATACGACGTTGGACCCGGTGACGCCGAGCAAGGACAAGGTTACGCGCGCCCGCGCCATTCAGGGCCGCATGAGCCATCGGCGCGTGCATTTTCCGGTTTACGCCCCCTGGTGGCCGGAGGCGAAAGCTCAACTCTTGAAATTCCCCCACGCTACCCACGATGATTTTGTGGACTGGCTGGCCCACATCGGCATGGGCCTGCTTAAGGAAATTCCCGCGGAAACTCCGCACACGCCTGCCCGCGTGATCGAAGTCGGCTCCCCCGCCTGGATTCTGGCGAAGACAAGACTGCGCGCCTCGAAAGAGAAATCAGAGCGCGCCGTTGCAGGATGGTAAGTCAATGACTGGCAGTTATCTCGACACTAACGACTCGATGGGTGAACAGGATTCGCTCGATGCAGTGTCCATGGATCCGAATGGCGGGCAGCCACCGGTCGGCGATTCTGTTGGCGCCGTTGACCCGCCGGACGTAGATGCGGCGACGAAGGCAAACGTCGAGCAGTGGGTGAAACGCATCCATGCAGCGAAGAAGCATTACGAAAAACGCTTCAAGCGCATGAAGTCCTGCCAGATGATCGCCAATGAAGGGCGCGACAAGGAGTGGGGCGAGGAAAACTACACCGTGCCGATCCTGAAACGGCACATCAACGTGTCGGTTGCGGCGCTGTACGCGCGCAATCCGACCGCGGCAGCGAAGCGGAAGAAAAAGGTCCAGTTCCAGCTTTGGGATGGCAACTATGCGTCGCTGCAGCAGGCGATGATGGCTGCGCAGCCCAAGCAAGACCCGGCGACGGGGGCTGTTATGCCCGGTGATCCGAACGCGATGCTGTTGTTACAAGAGGTCCAGAGCGTCCACCAGCAGAACGTCATGATGGACCGCGTCGCAAAGACGATGGAAATTCTGTTCGAGCATTTCACGAACGAGCCCGGCGTCTTCTTCAAGCAGCAACTGAAGGCCGCAGTTCGGCGCACCAAGGTTTGCTCAGTGAGCTGGGTCGAGTTGAGCTTTCAGCGCGTCATGCAACCCAATCCCGACGTAACGTCGCAGCTTGTGGACGCGACACAGCAGCTTGCGCACCTCGCCGTGCTAACCCAGGACTATGCCGACGGCTCCATTGATGACAATACCGCGAAGATGGACGAACTTCGCCATCTTATCGCGGATTTGCAGGCACAGCCGCAAATGATTGTTCGCGAAGGCCCGGTTTTTGGTTTTCCGAAAGCCGACCAGATTATTATCGACCCACAGTGTATCCATTTGAAGACGTTGACCGGTGCTGATTGGGTTGCGCGGGAGTATCCGCCCATGTCGCGCGACACCGTCAAGAAAAACTACGGTGTCGACATCGGAACGAACTTCAAGTCGTTCCAGTCAGACAAGAGGTTGCCGAACGACACCGAACAGAACATGGCGGTGGTCTGGAAGGTCTGGAACCGAGAGACGCAGGAGAGCTTTGTCGTTTGCGACGGCTATCCGGATTTCATCAAGCCGCCGGCGGCGCCCGACGTGAAGTTGAGCCGGTTCTGGCCGATCTTCCCGATCGTTTTCAATGAGGTTGAGGACGATGACGAAATCTATCCCAACAGCGACGTATGGGACGCGCGGCACATGCAGCGTGAATACAACAACATCCGTCAGGGCCTGCGCGAGCATCGCGTCCAGAACAAGCCGAAATACGCCTCCGTAAAAGGTCAACTTGAGGACGAAGACCTGAAAAAGCTGGCGGAGGGCGCATCGGGCTCCGTGCTTGAGCTGAACGCGCTCACCACGGGCGTCAAGGTCGAGGACGTACTGCAGCCGATCAAGACAGTTCCGATCGATCCGAACCTTTACGAAGTGACATCGGTTTTCGGCGATATTGAACGCACCATCGGCTCGTCGCAGGCAGACCTTGGCGCTCCCGCGTCGGTGACGGCTACGCAGTCGTCCATCATCGAGCAGGGGCGCTCGACGGTGAACAGTGACAGCGTCGACGACTTGGACGATGTGCTCTCGGAGCTTGCCCAGGCCACGGGCGAGGTCATGTTGCAGGAGCTTGACGTTGACACGGTGAAGAAGATCGCCGGCCCTGGCGCAGTGTGGCCGACGACGCCACCCACCCGCCAGCAGATTGCCGATGACCTCTGGCTGGAAATCAAGGCGGGCTCCAGCGGGCGTCCGAACCGGGCGGCAGAGCTGGCAAATATGGAACGCGGTCTGCCCTACCTCATTCAGATCCCCGGCGTGAACCCCTTCCCGCTCGGCCGGCGTTACGGCGAATTGCTCGACTTGGATGTCGACGACATCGTGATCGAGGGCATGCCCTCGATTGTGGCGCAAAACGCGGCCGCGGGCCGGGATCCGTTCTCGGCCGCAGGCTCCGGCGGGAATATGGCGCATCCGCAGGCGCAGGCCGGGGCGGATCAGGCGCCGGCGGGCGCGGCGAATGCCCCGAACCCGCAGGCGAATGAGCCTGGTCCGCAGCCGGCTTACCCGGCCGGCGGGACCGGAATGGTGGCGCGCGGTGTCATCGGTACGCAACAGCAACCCGTGCCGGCGCCGCGTTATCAGGCCGAAAAGATCAAGATCGGCCCCGGCGCCGCTGGCGCTTGACTTTCTTGTTGGCTTTGTCCGACCATTTTCTTATCAAAACGGACACGACAGGACTAAATGGCCGTTGAATCAGGCGTAAGCGCGGAATCGCCAACCGCTGAAAACACTGCTGCCGCGGCGGAAACGCCGTCGGCGGCAAATCCGTCCACGGACGCAACTGCGGCATCGTCCACCGCAAAGGACGCATCGGCGGCGCCGTCCCCCGCCAAAGACGAGAGCTTGCTGGACCGTGTTAAAGCGGCCATCGAGCCTAAGAAGGTGGGTTCGTCGCCCGCGCAAGCTGGTCAGGAAGCCAAGCCCGAAGGCGAAGGGTCCGAAAAGGACGAAGCGCCCCCGGAAGGCGACCCTACCGAAGAAGAACTGTCCCGCTACCACAGCAAGACGCGTGGTCGCATCAAGCAGTTGATGGATCGGGCGAAAGCGGCCGAGGCCAAGGCGAAAGACCTTGAGCCGGATGCCACTGTCGGTCGACGCATTACTGCCCATTTTCAGGATTCCGGCATCAGTCCGCAGGAAGCAAATCTGCTTCTGGACATTGGCCGTAACCTGAAACGCGACCCGTTGAAGGCTTTGGAGCAGATCAAGCCCTTCTACGACGCGCTGACGCGCATGTCCGGCGATGTTCTGCCGGCCGAGCTTCAGGATGCGGTCAAGAAAGGCGAGATCACCGAGCCGTATGCGCGCCAACTGGCTCGCACTCGGACGGAATCTGCGATTTCGACTCAGCGTGCAACTGCTCAGGATGAGCAAACGCGCCAGCGCCAGACGCAGGACCAGCAGACGCGCCATGCCGATGCGGTTGGACAGACGATTTCGACGTGGGAAGCCAACCAGGCGAAAGCTGATCCTGACTGGAGTTTGAAGCAGAGCCGCATCAGCGAGCTTATCGAACTGGAAATCCGCCGGAGTGGCTACCCACAGACCACACAGGCGGCCGTCGATATGGCTGAGAAGGCCAAAACGAGTGTCAACGCGGAATTTGCACGGCTGCGGCCGGCAAAACAGCCCGTGAACGCCGTGACCACTGCTTCGGCACACCGACCGGCACCTGTAAAGCCCAAAAACGCCTTTGAGGCGGCCAAACAGGCTCTTTCAGCGCCGGCGGGATAACGGAACCCCACCACACCAATGCCTTTTACTCCTGCTGAGATCGAAAACGTCGCAAACGCGACGATCGACTTCCATACCGACCGCGGCAAAGTTCTCTCCCAGGCCATCCAGGAAAAGCCCCTGCTCGCTGCCATGACGGCGGCCGAGAAGGAATTCCCCGGCGGTAAAGAGAACATCACTGTTCGCGTCAAGGGCGTCTATACGTCCACCATCCAGGGCTTCTCGGGCGACGACACCGTCTCCTACAGCAACCCGACCAACATCCGCACGGCCAAGTATCCGTGGAAGCTGATCCATTCCGGCATCAACTTCACGATGGACGAGTTGCTGCGCGCCGGCATTTCGGTGACTGACTCGATGCAGGGCAAGTCGACCGTCACCCACAGTGACGCCGAACTCGTCCAGCTCACCGACCTCATTGAGGACAAGCTGGAAGACCTTGAGGAAGGCACTGCCCGCGGCATGAACCTGATGTTCTGGCGTGACGGCACCCAGGACTCCAAGCTGTGCCCGGGCCTCAAGTCGTTCATTCTGAACGACCCGACGACCGCGACCGTGGTCGGCGGCATCGATCAGTCGCTGAATACCTGGTGGCGCAATCGCGCGTCACTCGGCATCGACTCCTCGACCGCGTCCAACCAGAACCTCGTCCAGGGCCTGCAGAAAGAATGGCGCCAGCTCCGTCGCTATGGCGGCAAGCCGAACCTGGTGCTGGCCGGCAGTGACTTCCTCGACGCGTTCGAGAAGGAACTGCGTTCCAAGGGCAATTACACCCTGGAAGGCTGGGCCAAGAGTGGCCGTATCGACGCCAGCGTGGCGGATGTCGAGTTCAAGGGTGTCGCTTTCACCTACGATCCGACGCTCGATGACGAGAGCCTGTCGAAGTACTGCTATGTGCTCGATACGCGCTTCATCAAGCCCTACGTCGTGAGCGGCGAGGCCCGCAAGCAGCATGCGCCGGCGCGTCCCGAGACGAAGTACGTCTTCTACCGCGCGCAGACCTGGGTCGGCGGCTTGGTTTGCACCAAGCGCAACGCCCAGGGCGTGTATTCGATCGCCTAACGGAGGAAAACACTCATGTCCAATCCCACTTTCCTCCCCAAGATCGTCGCCACGCAGAGCGCGGATGTTGCCACCAACGGCACCATCACGCTCTCTTACCCGGCCACCTACAGCTCGTCCAACGTCAAGGCGACGGGCGCTAAACTGTGGTCCTCGGGTCTGGCGACGCTCCTGAGTCAGACCTCCGGCCAGTTCTCTGTGGCTTACGGCGGCTCTATCGTCATCACCTACCTGGGTTCGACCACGATCCCGGCGGGCACCAACCTGGAGTTCTTCCTCCCGGTGCCCGACGCCGAGGATGCGCTGACTGACAGCACGACTGGCACGGCGTCTCAGACGCTGGCGGCCGTGACCAATCCGGACCTTTCGGCCTGGAATGGTTCGACCGATCCCAGCGCCGCCCAGGCGACCGCCATCAACGCTGCGATCACGTCCCTCAAGAACGCAGTCGCGTCCTTGGCGGCCAAGCAGGCAGCGATGCAGACCGCGATCAAGAACGCGAATCTGAACCCGGTCTAACTGATTGAGTGGCGGGGCAATCCAGCCCCGCCACTTTTCATTCAACGGAGAGTTCATGCGCCTGTATGACTGCAAAGTGCTTCTGGCCGGCAGCCGGGACAACGAAGTTCGCAAGCAGGGCGTAACCGCGGCCGAAATCATGGCGCTGCGGATGGTACATGGGCCGGATTCGGTTCTGGATATCGTGCCCGGCAAGATGGACAAACGCCCTCACGGCGAGGAGCGCGCGCGCATCTACTCGATTTATGCGGATCCGGAAGCTCTTGATTTCAAGGGCAAGCGCGATGCGCTGGACGCTCTTTTTGGGCCGGCGCACATGCCGTTGCCTGTCGAATTGGCCGCCTCGGTCGATGCCGAGGACGACCCGGCGCCGCAGCGTGTGAAAAAGCCTGCCGTGGCCGGCAAGGCAGAGGACGTGGCTGCTGCTGCCGCGCTGGCGTAATTGCGCGGCACCCAGCTAACCCGGCTTATCTCCAAACTCCGCGCTGAACTCGGTCGGTCAACCAACGTCTCCGTTGGTGTCGACGATGCCGAGATTCTGAAGGACATTCTCCAGCGCACGCAGGAAACGCTGTATGACGATCACGATTGGTCGCATCTGCGCTATGATACGGGGCCGATCCAACTGTCGGCCGGGCAGCGCTATTACGACATCCCTGACAACCTGAATTACGACCGGCTGGAGAGCGCCTGGGTGCGCCTCAACGGCCTGCCGATCCCGTTTCGGCGTGGTATCGATCCAAACTGTTACGCTGCTTTCGACAGTGATCAGGGTGTTCGGAGCAGCCCGGCGCAGCGCTGGGACATTCGCAGCGTCGACGATAAAGAGCAGATCGAAATCTGGCCGATTCCGGCTGACAACGCGAACGCGATGCAGTTCGTCGGCATTCGCCAGCTTCGCCCGCTGGTGGACGCAAGCGATGTCTGCGATATCGATGACCGCCTTATCGTCCTGTTTTCGGCCGCCGAGCTGCTGGCAAAGGACGAGTCGCCGGCCGCTAATATCAAGCTCAAGGCCGCCCAGCAGCTTTATTCCAAGCTCAAGGGCCGCGCCGCTACTGGCCGTCCGACCTATCGGATGGGCATGGGCGTACCGACGCCGAAGCCCTATCGCGCCACCGTCGTTATTTCGGGCCACTAAGCCATGTCGTACCTGTCGATCGGCGACTTCCGCTACGGAATGGACCGCCGGCGCGAACGCGTTGCCGGTACGCCCGGCACGCTCTGGACACTGGAAAACGGGCATATCACTCGCGGCGGCGATATTGAGGGTGTCAAGAAATTCGTCCCGACTTTCGATCTTCCTGCGGGCACTCACGGCTGCTTTTCGCTAAATAATCAGCTCTATGCTTTCGGTAGCGCTGACCTGGCAGGTTCGATGCCGTTGCGCGTGCTCTATCAGCGCCTTCAGAGCCCGAACGGCGGCGCCATGACGGACGCGGTCGACGTGTCCGGCTTCGGCGGCAAAATCTACGTCGTGGCCGATTTTGACGACGGTGGTCGCTTCCACTTTTACAACGGTAGCCGGGTTACTGATTGGGACGCTATTGCAGCGGCCGGGTCTGATTACACCTCGCTTGCGCGCTTCCTGGCCGAGAAGATCGGGGCGGACGGCGCCATTACGGCCACAGCCAGCGACAACGTCATCACGATCGAGGCCAAGGTCGCCGGCGTTCCCTTCACCATCAGCGGCGCTCACGTCGATAACGGCAGCAATCCCGACGAAACCATCACAATTGCGACGCCGCAGGCCAACGTTGCCGCGGTGGCTGAAACCCGCGCAACCGCTACGTTGACAGTCACCGGCGGCGTTGACGGTTCGGTGACTTCTGTCCTTCTCGGTTCGACGGAACTGCTCAGCAAAAACGTTCAATGGAAAGCCACCAATGCCGCGACAGCAGAGCGCATTGCGCAGGCTATCAACAGCACCACGTCAACCAGCGACTATACCGCAGCCGTCGTCGACAATGTCCTGACGATTTCTGCGGCACCTGGCACCGGCGCGGCGCCGAACGGAACGAGCGTCCAGGTCAGCACGATCGGCCAGATCGATGTGACGGCCGACGCGACGCTCTCCGGCGGCGTTACTGCTGTGACGGCGGTTGCGCAAATCAGCACCGCGACCTTCGGCGGCACCTATGAGGCCGACGATCAATTCACGATCACCTTAAACGGCGTCGCTTATGTGGCGACGGGCCTGGCCTCGGGCATGGGCCGCTCGCTTTACGTCGATTTCCAGCGGGTTTTCAGCCCGGTCGGCTCCATCTGGCGCTATTGCAAGCTGAGCGATGCGACGGTTTGGAATCCGAGCGCTTCCGGCTCGGATGCCGGCTTCATCAACGTGGCGGCGGACGCCGCCGGCGCGCAGAATGTCGTTTGCGCGCGGCGTTATCAGAATTACGCGGCGGTTTATTGCGAGGACGTTGTCGTCCTCTACACGCTGGACACTGACCCCGCGAACTTCGCGAAGTATCTGGTGCTGGAAAATACGAATACGGATGCCCAGCGGAGCGCCATTCGATACGGCAACAATGACGTTTTCCACCTCGATCCGACCGGCATTCGCTCCCTGCGCGCATTGAACGCCTCGAACGCGCCTTTCGTTAGCGACGTTGGC